TAGATAACAAATTGGGAGTCATTGGTCGTGGGAATGCCACGGCCGACAATAAGCTTGGGGCTGTTGCATACGTGGGTGGCACTCGACTAGCACATGTGATTCAAGCGGTGTACGAAGCAGTTCAAACACCAGAAGATAACAGGACTGTGGGCAGGATGACAGATGTTGACAAGATCACCAGGCAACTGCAGCAAACTGTGCCCAAGGATGCTCAACGCATATGGAGAGGAGACACGGATGTCCAAAATGCTATGAGGACATTAGTGTCAGGAGTAGTTGAAGAATTGGCTCACAATTCAACCACCAATTGGGCCGACATGTTCATCTGGAGAGCAATCAAGCAAGACGATATCATGATGGTTGCTGGCGTGAAGCCGGATTTTCGCTCAGGCAAAGCACAGGAACCCACTGTCTCACAAAGACGTCACAAGCGCTTGGTATGTCCGACATGCTCCAAGTTGTTGACGCCGGACGGAACTCGAAAACTGCAAAGGAAGGTAAGCCTATGGGACTGTTGCACAAAGGCACTGGCAGCCAGCAGCGGTTGGGCCACGGTCGACGAACACATGGCAAAATCGCAGCTAATCGGGCCAGATTGGAGTAGGACTGAGGCATGCGGCATGGCAGCCAGAATGAGAACTAGGTACAGTGGCATCCCAACTGGTGCCTTCTTGTTTGGGCAACCTCCACCAGGTAGGCAGCAATACATACGCTTCAGCGTTGCTGATGCACTGTGGGTCATAAAGGATTCAGTGCCGCTGACTGAGAGCTACACAATAGCTCTAGCGAATAATGGGCATCCTGAATTTGTGATAGCTCAAGTGCTGATGGCATACGCAGCATTGCGACACCAATTTACAACCGATACCACCATGAGCAACCATCATGCACTGCAATGGCTGCAGAATATCTTCTCACTCCCTGTTCATCTATGGGCTACATTGGTGAAACCACTCCTTGAACAGGCACGCAGATTGGGAAAATTGGCCTGGTGGGATACAGTTGGCAACGCTATGTTTGCCACGCGAAAGATGATGAATCTTGTCAGCCGTGAAGACAAAGATGCAGACATGGTTCAAGAGCATATAAACAGCAACACACTGCAGGTGCTAGGCAATGACCATATCAAGGCTATGGAGCCTTGGAGGCTGTATGGTGCAGCATATGATTGTTGCGATCAAGTGGCACGAAGGACAGTGCAGCGGACCATCAATATGGGTTTCAACGTATCATTGGACACATGGTGGAAACGCCGAATACAGTATGCACCAGCTGGCAGTAGTACAATGCGAATGCTAGTAGAGAAAAACCTGTCGGTGGCAGCAGCACAACAGCAGGGGAAGCGACGTGCTCTGGACAGGCCCAATAAGAAATGCGTGGTGCAATTCTTGAAGAAGGATTACATCCGGCATGTGATGGGCATAGATCCACGGAGTGTTCATTATGGCCGTGTGAGCACCAAACCAGAGTTAGGGAAGAACAGAGCCTTGTATGCTGTTGCTGATAGCCTCAACTGGATATCAAGTTTCGCCAGCTTTGGTGCAGAGCGAGCACTCGGGTTCGGTGGCATGAATGTAAGGCAAACACCCAAAGAGTTGGCACCATGGTGGTTAATGAAGCAGAGAGTCACAGGTGAGGCAGTCTGCTTTGATATAGACTACCATGATTTCAATAAGTGCCACAGCATAGCCACCATGTATTACCTCAGCTTGGCCATGGCGTCAGCATGGTTGGACCAAGGCCCGAATCAGGCAAGCAACCACACACGCGCACTGGCATGGATACTCAATGCACTCGCATATCGTCGCCGACTGGCTAAATTCGGGGCAGATGATGAATATAAGTATGTTGTTCAAGGGCTGTGGAGTGGTCACCGGAACACCATGTTAGATAACACCGTGTTGCACTTAGCATACTACACGGGCATTGAAATGGCCAAGCAGTGCAACGCTGGAGCAGAGCACCGCCTGCTGCAAGTTCGGTGCACTGGAGATGATGAAGATGCTTTGGCTCCTAACATGTATGCAGCCTACACTCACATGGTTGCGTTTGTCAACGGTGGATTAGCTGCCAATTCCATGAAACAGCTGATTTCATCGAATCGGGTGTGTGAGTATCTGCAGCAAGGTGTGGCAAGCGATGGATCTATGCGTGGTGTTTTACTTAGCAGTCTGGGCTCATTAGTTTCAGGCAACTGGTACAAGAATATCACAGCAGACTATGCAGCCAAGGCACAAGGAGCACTGGCTCATATATGGAACCTGCATACAAAAGGGATGCCGCTTGAAATGGCTAACCGAGCTCTGCATGTAGTGCTTAACAGGGAGTATTACATCGCTGATAGGTGGTTAGATTGGCGACAATTATTGCCTCAGGATCACAGGACTGATGCATTAGGCATCGAAATCCCTGAGATGTCCATTGAGCTGGCAGAGGCAATAAAAGTTGGTCACTCCAAGGCGCGTGTTATCGGGCCGTGCCATGCCACAGCAGACTATGTGAGTCAGTTGGGACCAGTTCTGCAATTGCTCGA